ATGACACTTAACTAGTTTCCCACCTTTGTTTGAAACATAGTATCTGACAATCTTTTGTTGTCTAATGGTGATAAGCTCACCGTTTTTCATTTCTTTATTCTCAAAGTACCAACCTCCTTTAGACTTAATACCTGCACAATAATCAAAGATGTTTTGATTACCTGCTAGAAAGTCTTCAGGCTTTATACCTTTTGTAAAGTAAGCATGGATAGCTTTAGGGATAACAAGAAAGCTTTTGTTCTTGTGAAACACTGCCACTTTCTTTTTGTCCAGGTCCTCCCATTCAAATGCACCCTTGCATTTTACTTTCCCGGACTTAGAAACTGCTATGTAATTATTTACATCTCTGATGATCATCTTAGAATACTCATCATGTTCTAACTCCAACTGGGTAATTTTACACCAGCGGTCACAAATCTCATGATACTTATCTATACAATAGGTAGGCATCAATGTTTCAAAACCGTCAGTGTTTTGCATAAGAGGTACAGCTTCAGGTATTTCCTCACATATCATCTCATAGAGCATAGATAATAGTAGCTGACCATTGATTGTAATCTGCATAGTCATCTTAGGATCATACAGGAAGCTATTCTCGTCCCCTGTAAGACCGTAAGTACTATTTAGAATGATCTTATAAACATAGTTCTTAGGATCGCTCTTAGGGATCTTCTTACGCTCTTCAAAGAACCATTCATACAGATCACAAAACTCCTCTTTAGGTAGGTGACTAGGATGGAACCCATTTCTAATAGCTAGATTAGGATAGAATGAAGTTACATCTGAGGTCATAATAGTGTACCCCTGCTTGGCCTCATAAACTCCTGCTGATCTGGCACCATGAATACCGCCCAATCCGTAGTCAGTTTTCATACCCTTGTAATCTAGAGTGTACTTAAACCCGTTCTTAGTGGATATAATCACTTGTGTACGAAGATAGTCGTGCATCTTCTTAAACTCTTCAGTCTGAAACTTTACATAAGGCAGCATACACTGTCCTAAATAGATCTCACTATGATAGGTTCTTAGAGTTTTGATATGGGATTTTTCCCAACCAAGTTTCTGAGATAGAAAATGCAAGAACAGTTCTTTAGATATTCTTGGCTCTGATGCAGAATAGAGATCTATACCATAGTCATTGGTTAATGTTTGTCTCAACACTATCTGTTCCTTAGAATGCTCTAAGATCTTTTTAGTACTAAGTACATCGTTAACACAATACTCTGTTATCATCTTAAGCTGTTCGTCCGTTTCTACCGGGGCCGTGTGATGATGGGGCATCTCTTCTACATTCTGCCAGTCCATACTATACTGTATCCACTTTAGACTACTCATCTTAGCACGATTGTCCCAGTGGTTCATCTTGAATAGATCTATCTGCCTGATTTTAATTTTAGCAGGAGCGTATTCTAGAAAACTGTTTTGATCCTTAAGATTAATTGTCTTTTGTGCAAAAGCATAGATATCATTTATAACTGCTTCAGTACTAAGAGTTAGTAGCTGTCGTTGTTTATCTAATATATGCTGACTTATCTGACCGTCAAAAGCTAAACCATTGTAGCTAATATGCCACTGATTTTTATTCTTACACTCATTCAGAAAGTCTATAAATTGTGGTAGGTCATTACGATCTTTGTATATGACAAAGGTCTTTCTGATTGTTTCATCTTTATAATGTTGAAACACAGCTATGAAACAATTTACCAGCGTCTCATAATCCATAACCCAGTGGGCCGGCTTTTTTTCTTCCATAGTATTTGGTTCAGTTAAGCTGTTCCCCCTTTTATGCCGCCAAAAAAAGGCAGAAGATCTGCCTTAATTGGTTTAATAGGACAAAATTAATACTATACAGTTATAATACTCGACTGTTTTGGTGTTTCTAATTTCTTATCTACATACTCTTTATAGTCAAAACTGTCTGCGTTAACAGCAAACATATTAATGAAGTCTTTAATCTCATCAAGGTTCTCAACATAGTACTCATAGAAAGTTGCAAGCGTCTTTCTCTCTTCTTTGTAATCTTTACCGTTTGGTCTTTTACCAATCTTTAAGTGTAAAACATCACCATCATCAGATAGTTTAGGCATCATATGAAAAGATTCTTTCTTTTCTTTACCGATAACTGCTAACACTTTACTTGAAACGTCAAAAATGCACTCATTGTACGGGCATTCAGGTGTAATTGGTATCAGCTTAAAAGTCTTATCATTACCCCAGCTACTGGTAACCAACATCATTGAATTTTTCATGTTCTTTTTTTATTATTTATACAAATTTAAGTACCTTTTTTTAATAATTCCAACTCTTCTGTGGGAATTTTTAAGTTTTCTCTATTCATATCACAAGCATCACACAATTCACCTGTCTTTTCTAGTACGTTTACATCTATATCTAGAAGTTTTGCATAGATACTAAAATACTTTTCAGGAAACAAAAATGTTTCTATGTACTTATACTCACTTGATCTGTCACCGTAATAGTTTTTAATGGCTCTCTTTAATACATTAGATAACTTAGAGTATTTACCTAATATAAAATTGAACCAATCTGCTTTATATATTTGAAAATCAAACACATATAACTTATATCCTTGTATAGGTATAACTTCTATGAATAAAGGATTACTTAAAAGCATATGCTCTTCAAAAGCCTTGAAGCCTTCAGACTTATCGTCTACAAAACTACAAACTAGCTTCATATCCTCTGGCCTTATCACTCCTTCTATAGAGAGATAAGTACCAGAGGGTGTAAAGTTGCTAGTACGCTTTATACCCAAAGCAGGAAACAGAAATGATCTAGATTTCTGGAAATATTTTGTGTATAAGCTGTCTATCATTTTAATATTTGATTACAAAACTACGCTACCTGTAGCAAAACTATGAGGTAAATCGTATCTTTTATTTACATAATGCCAGTTAGCTGCTTCTAAGACTTCTTCCATTCTGTTAAACCACCTTTTTAAGGTGCTTTCAGTTACTAAGAAAGGGTATGTTTGAAAAGCTCTATCTATAACTACAAAGTGGAACTTCATTTCATATCCATTAATTTCTATAAGTTCTTTATAAGTCTTAGCTACTAATGTACAATACATTACAGCTTGTAACCAATAAGAGTAAAACTCTATAGTTTCTGGAAAGTCTTTTAGATCCTTACTTGTAGTTTTTATATCATTGATAAAGATAGTTTTCTTATCGTGATTAATTACAACATTATCTATAATACCTTTAATACCAAATGGTGCTTTAGAATGTTCTACACTTAAAGGAATCTCATTATACACTTCTACATTGTCAAATTCAGTTATGTTACAACCAATAAGACTACATAAGTCTTTATCTGTTTTAACTAATTCTACAGCATTCTTACAGAACTCATAAGAGTCTTGATCTATAAGAGTTTTATTACCTTTAGTTTTTAAGAATGACCAATAACTGGTAGACTCTGGAGAAATAATTTTATCTAAACGTTGTTGATCTGTCTTAAGACTCTGATGGTAGTTCATGTCTACCATTACATCAAGGATAGCTTGATCAAAATGGTTTAACTCTGAACGTGTATCACCGTTTTGAGCTAGCTCTTGATAGTGAGCAAACACTCTGTCTATAACTATCTTAACTGAATCACCCGGTAGTTTAGATGGGCTGATGATAAAATTATCATTAAACTTTTCTTCTTCTAAAAGAAGAGCATGTACAATCTTACCTTGTACTAAGTGACTATCTGTACGTTCTTCTTTAATTCCCAGTATATACATTTGGTAAAATACTGCTGGATTCCACATGAGCTTGTTAAGGCTACTATAACTAAAATAAAACTTTTTTAAGTAAAAGTCTTTCTCTAATGTTTCTGCAGATTCCTGCATGATTTGTTCTAACTCCATGTTGTTTTAATTTATTCTTTGTTCTAACTCTTGTTTCATGAGATCAAGTCTCCATTTTTCAATTCTTGGACCCATTTCTCTAATAATAGCTCCTAAGTGTTCCGTTTCCATTTCTGCTACAGACATGTATTTTACAGGTTCTGTACCATCTTTACCATAACTACCCCAAATAGGAACCACTCTACACTTTTCAAAACCGTCTGTTAAATAAACAGTACCAGAAAGATCTAATAAATCAAGATCTACACCACCATAACGTTGATAGTCTGTACCTCCATCTAACATACTTTTATTATCACAAGTACACATTACATAATCATGTCTATGTCTTGATATAAGTACATCACCACACTTTTTACAAGTGGCAGTACTAAATACAATTTGTTCTAATCCGTTCATAATAGTTAGATTTTATCTACTAGGCCATAGTCCTAGTTCTATTAGTTTAGCACTCATCTTTTGTTGTGATCTTGTATCTACAGTGAGAGCTTCTTCATATTCAAGAAGAGCTACTAACTCTTTAATAAGATCATTACAGTTGGTAAGTTCAGATTTTACTTGAGCTAGTTCAGCTCTACAGTCTTCTGCTCTGAAAGTATCTTTATGTATATCTTCCATGTTATTTAAAGTTTTTTAATTGTTCAGAAATTTCTTCTGGTAAATAGGCTAGCATGTTTTTCTTTGGTAAAAACTCTAGAAGTTCATAGATAGCAGTTTCATCTTGCATGGCAAGGTCTTCTTTTATCTGTTGTATAACAGCTTCAATTATAGGGTCTTCCATTTTACTTTTGTTTTTCTAATTGTGTCTTTGTATTATGACAGGTCTCACACAGCACTTGTAGGTTATCTTGTTCACAAAATAGTCTATCTACAAACCCTGCAAGATCTGCAGAACAGTTAAGACTACCTGCTCCAACTATATGGTCTACATTAATCTCTTTATCTGGAAACCATTTTTTACAAGTATTACATTGGTATTCAAACTTTTGTCTTCTGTTAACACCTTTATAAGGTCTGCGAGCTTTTAGTTTGCACTCTGTAATAGGTTTCCACCATCTTGATTTTTGACGTAATGCACTTCTAATGAAAGTCCAAAATGCGGACTCACTCATAGTACCTGCATTCCTAGTTTTAGGAGCTGCAGTACGTCTAATTGTTTTCTTCTTGGTCATTTATAATTTTTTTATTAAGTATAGGTATTAACCTTACATATACTTCTTTAGGACCGTAATCCTTAATTGAATCAGATGGATCTTTACTCATTGGTAAAACAGCATACTCTACTTCAGGATACAATTCTTTATATCTTTCCATAGCTTTAATACCGGGTTCATCAAAGTCAAAGAGTATAATTACTTTCTTATACTTCTTTAAGTATTGATCCATAAGTTCTTTACGTATGATAGTGTTCTCTGAGTCTGGTGCTATGATATCCAGTGTAGGAATCTTAAGACTTTTTAAAGACATTACATCTTTTAGAGAAGACGTTATAATTAGATAAGGTGCAGCTTTAACTTGTTCAGATCCCTGAACGTAGTCATCTACTTTTATAAATTTTTTATCTAACGTTTTGGGCTGATAGATTTTGTACAGTGTACCATCTGATTTAAAGTAACCATATAGATAGTTACCTTTAATGGTTAGATCAATGGGTCCCTCATCACAATCCTTATGCATAGTGTAATACTCTAAAGGTCTTACATTATATTCATCTAGAAGACGTGATCCAATATTGAACTGAGTCCAGAAATATTGGTCTTGAGTGGTCCAGGATCTGAAAACAAACTGACTAACTTTATATTTAGAAGCTTGTTTAAATTTTTGTACATCGTACCCCCCATTATTGTGGAGTACAAAATCATTATAATTCTCTACTACAAGAGTACAAGCTTTATGATAATTTAATCCAGTGATTTCTTTTACTAGATCTATTGCAGATCCACCGTGACCAGATGAAAAATCTTTATACTTGTATGTATCTTTTGTAGGTTCGTAGTAAATACACATACTAGGTGTACGTTCCTTAGAATTAAAAAGACTTTTAATCTTTACATCATGCCCAGCAAGCTTTTCTCTCAGCTTACAAAAGTGTTCAAATATCCATGATACAGGAACATCCTTGATGTCATGTACCATATTTTTTATCTTAAACATGGGCTTGTGATTAAACGAAAAAAGGGGGAGTAAAACCACTCCCCCAGTCTTCTAGCAGTAAATTACATATCAAAATCACTATTAGCTGGCTCAAAGCTAGCTACAGGCTTATTTTGTAAAGCCTTATAGTGGTATTGGTTGTTCTTATCAAACTTATCAAGCTTAGCTTCATCTGCTGAAACAAACTTATACTTAGGAAGAGATAACTTAATGATAGTTTTACCATTGTACTCTTCTTCTGTACCTTTCAAGAACCAATATAAATTGTTTCCTTTAAGCATAGTCATTGCTTTCTCAACCCACTCTTCTAAATTAGAAGCAGAAATATTATCAATCTGATCTCTAAGACCAAGCTCAGATGCAATAACTGCAATCTTATACATGATCTCATTTTTAGTTACGTTGGTCTCATTAAACTGATCTGTCCAGATGGTTGCAGATACACGACTTGATTGTCCTGTAAACTTTGGACCTTCTAGATCATTCTTATCAATTGCCCAACCTTCAAAACCTTCAGACGCTGGTCCTTCTAGGATCAACTCTAAGGTTTTCTTATCACCTTTGTTAGATGTTCTAACTTGCCCACTATAAATGTGTGCATACACTACTCCTGTTTGTAGAGACTTAGCTGTCCCTCCTGTTGTTTTGACTTCTTGTCCTTTTGTACTAAACATGTTCTGTTAATTTAAACTATTTGTGAATGAAAAATGAATACTAGTTCTCGTAATCTATGATAGCTTTTCTAACTAAAGCTAGGTCGTTTTCTACCTCAAAGTCAGTAAACATACCTCTGGGAGACTTACATGTGTTCTCACCATTGTTAGACGTCTCAAATACATATCTGATGTTACCGTCTTTGTCTTTCTTAACTTTGCCGAACAAAACTATGGAAAATAATCCTTCCAAAGTAAGTTTTTCGTCAACCATTTTACCAATAGTTTTGGCTTTAAACTTCTTTTTACCTTCCATATCTGTAGATTCTTCAGCATGGGTTAGGATAAAAACTAATAGATCCTCTCTTAAATCCTTTGGCATACGTGCAATACGGGCAAGTTTAGCACCAATCTGTGTAAACTTTTCGTAACCTTTCTCGTCACTTCTATCAAAGAACTCAAATGAGCTCATATACTGAAAGTCATCAACAACTAAGTTCTTAATGTCTTTACGTTTCTCTGAAACATACTTAATGCATGCTTCTATTTGTTCTGATGAACTAGCAGAATAAAGATTACCTGTTGGGTTATCTTTGCTCCACGGTACATACTTCTTTCTCCATCCTTTAAAAGGTAGAGCTTTGTTAGCTACGTTTATGATAAACGTCTCTGCTGGATCTAGGTTCTCAATAGCTGTTGATTTTCCTGACCCAGACTCTGCAATAATTAGAATCCCTTGTGCCATATGTTATTTTGTAGATTTGATTAACTCGTTTAGCCATGTTTTAGAACTTACTGGCTTACCTGTTTGGATAGCAAAGTAATCTCTAATAGTCATGTCACTGTAAGGTGCGTCTTCCATTGTAGCAGGAGCTTTGTAAGCTTGCATAGGTGTCTTAGGTAAAGAAGAAGGTAATGGATCGGTATCAATACCAAACATTCCTGTCTTTTTAATAGCCACTGAGCTAGGATTTACTACTCTTAGTTCTTCAAGGGGAACAAGATAAGAACCTTTTTCGTTAAGTTCATACTCTTCCTCATAAGATCCGCTTACAGGAACTCTGTAAACTTTACGTTCTGCATCTGCAGGGCTTAAGTCTCTTGTAATTAGCTCAAAGAAAAAACCTTTGTCTTTTCTAAACTCTGAAGAGAAAATGCCTACTACCATTCTACCATGTTTATCATAGAATGGCATTTTCATGTTAAAGTCAACTCTTGAAATCTGTAGATCATCAATTAGATCTTGATGGTAGTCTCTAATAGACTCAAGCTTTAGTCTTTTTAATTCTTTAACGTCCGTTGTTTGTGGGGTGTTACTTGTCATACTGTGTATTTTTGTTTATAATTCCTGGCCAACATCAGCCGAAGGTGCTTGTCTGTTTGTTCTTGGTCCTCTAGGTGCCCATGTCTGCTGTTGTTGCTGAACCATAGGTGGAGGACTGGACTCAATCATCCTCTGTCTTTTGAAATCTGTTTGTAAGAAAATAATATTATCATCTGTAGCACCGTTACGTAGCTTTAGTAGATGAAGGAATACGTTTTCTTTACTAGCTTGATAGTGTTCTGGCCCATAGTCTTCTATGTTTAGTGTAAACGGTCTACTTATTGCAAAGACTAAGTCTGATCCCTGCATAAGAGCGTCACCACCAAATATATCTGATGAGCTAGGATAGTTAGCAATTGTACCTGGAGTTCTGCGTGATACATCTTCCATGGTACGATTAAGTTGTGTAAGGATAATTACAATTACAGGTAGGTCTCTTTTTACATCAATCAGCATATCTGCTATGTTGTATAGAGTCTGTAATTTTTCTCTCTCGTCTGCTGCTTTCTTTACAAGCCAGCTGTGGTCAATAGTGACAATCATTGGTTTACCACCCAGTTCATTAAAATAATGATGGATAGCTTTTTTCATGTCAGGAGAAGTGAGCGGCTTCTTAATACGTATTCTTTGAACACCAAGTCTTTCTAGTTCTTCTGATTCTTTTAGATAATTTTCCATCTGCTCATAAGCAAAGTCGTCAAGTTGTTTTTTAGATGAGAGCACTACGTTATAATCCATAGCAACCTGTGCCGCAAATTCTCTTGCAGCATAGGACTCATCACCCATTTCAAACTGAAACTCTAATATGGAAAACTCTTGATCAGGATTAAGTCTTTTAGACTCTCTAAGAATGTGACTAATGAACATAGTCTTACCTGCAGCAGGACGAGCACCAATTGTAACTAGGCTCCCCCATTCTATACCACCAATAGTAGCATTGTTAATAGCATCCCACGGTGTTTTTAAGGACTTAATCCGTCCTTTACGTCTATCGTTAATATACTTTAGACCTATTCGTAAACCTTCAGCATGCGTAATAGCACCATAAGGTCTGTCTATTTTTTGATCCATAAAAGGTTTGTATTATAAACTAGGAAATGATTTACTAAAAACCTCTTTAATAATGTCATTAGCCTTTGTATAAGACTCAATGCCTGCTGTTAAATAAGCTTTTCTTGTAGCGTCATCTACAATACCTTTTAGTACTTCAAAGTTTATAATACGTAGACTGGATCTTGAATCATCTACGGTAGGAAGAGACTCAAATATCTTTCTAAGCTCTTCATAATTGTTGGGTGTGTTAACCATGTTGGATTGTTTTATTGTAATTCAAATTTAAGATAATTCTAGTAATTGACAAAATATTTTTACTGTTCTTTTTGAAACCAGACACTTTTTTGTTCTTTATAACTAGCTAAAGCAGGTTTTAGTATATCTGGATTATCTAGTAGAAATTCACAATGATCGGCTAGTTCAGACTTGGTTGTTTTGCTAATATTATCTGTCTTTTGTATAAAATAGCTACTATTCATCATGTACATGTATCCCTTTTTTTCTTTCTCAAAGACATAGTAGTCAGTGGCAAGATGAACCAAGGGCCAGTTAAACTGTGGATAAGTTTTAAAGAATACAATAAACTTTTTCTTTAGCTCTTCTACAGATTGTCTACCCATGGCCCCAGACGGTAAAGCCTGAGCCGGGAATAACTCCCTGTAATATGCAATCTTTTCTAAAAACTTGTCACCTAGCACTTCTGTAGCTATTTTTTTCTTTGTTTTGACAAGAAAAGTCTCAAACTCGTCTAGAATTACTAATGCTTTTTGTGTTAGCTCCCCCTGCTCGTTAATATATCCCTTAGCTCTGCAGATATTAGCCTCAGCATCTGGATTGATGATGTTAGTTGGCTTAATTCTACTTCTACAGCAGTCTAGGAAATAAATCTGATTAGGGCTAACACTATACTTAATAAGTGTGGTCCATAGTTGATGACTCATATTGATGGTTTATATGTTTAAGGATGTAAATTATATTATATGTGATGGTTTTCTAACAGATATTTTGTATATTATAATGTAGGGTTTATAGAAATCTTACACTTCTGATATTTATATATAAATTAATTATACCATGGCTAAAAAGTTTTATGCCCAGAAAGACGCTTTAGGCTTCCCAATTCCTGGCACAATGATGTCTGTTACTGTTCCAGCTAACATTCCTGCAGATTCAATCCTTATTCCTGCACAAAATGTTGCAGCAGGTGGAGGAAAGGTAGTTGTTAACCAACCAACAGGACTACGCTACTTTGTACGTAGAGACGCTAACGGTGGGATTGTACCTAACACGTTGACTATCAGTCTAAAGAAACCATTTGGTTCTGTTTATGAGTTCAAACTTTTAAAATAGAAACCTAAATGATCAAAGAGAACCCATCTATAGCAGCATTCAAGGTGTGGGTATTCCCAACACTTGTATCTCTTGTTAGTTTGCTTATCTGGAATGATGTAAACGAGATTAAATCTGATGTAAAGTTGCTAATGGCTCAGTCTAATATAGACAAGACCAGAATAGATAATTTAGAACGTCAGTTGTTTAAATCAGCAGGTTTTCCTGCTACTCCTATTAAGCATCTTAATGATTATCAATCACTTGTAGCTATTCTGCCGGATAACAAATATAAAACAATTAAGTATGACTTTTAAACAATGGGCTCTAGATCTTTTTAAAGATGAACGTGGTTCCACTTCTATTAAACCAGTAGTAGGTTTTATGTGTGCATTGTTTCTATGTATAACACTAACAGCTAATAGCTTTTCTCATGGTGATGTTAAACCTTCGGACGCTTTAGTTGACGCTGTAATGTACATCTGTATAGCAGCATTGATTGGTGACACGGGTGATAAGTTCTCATTTAAAAAGAAGGTAGATGAATAAGATATATTTTTTCATTATAGGTGTACTAGTAGTCTTTGTTCTTTTACAGAATAAAGGTTGTGTAGGCGGAGGCGTTAGATCTGGGTCTGATACTCTTGTAGTACATGATACCACTTGGTCAGTTAGAGATAGTTTGATTTTTTCTAAACCTAAGCCGGCTAAGATTATTCATGACAGTTTATTTATTGAGGGTAAAACAGAATATTTAGCTGATACTAATTATGCTGCTCTAAAGGTGCAGTTTGATGATCTTGTTAGAAAATATACAGCATTAGCTATTTATGTAGACAGCGTAAAGCTAGATACACTAGGCTATGTTACAGTGACAGATACAATTCAAGAAAACGGTATCAAAGGAAGATCCTGGAAGTATAATTATAAAATACCTTTTGTTACCAAAACGGTAACAATTACTAACCAAGCTCCAGCTAAGACACAATTGTATGTTGGGGGTGGTGTTAATACAACACAAACATTAGGATTACATTCTGCAGAAGCAGGAGTTATTCTAAAGACTAAAACTGATAAGATCTACGGACTTAAAGCCGGATCTGATATAAATGGTAACATATCTTACGGTTTCCAAACATACTGGAAAATCGGTAAAAAAAATAAATAATATGAAAAAGATTATTGAATTAGTTAAGAAGTTTTTATTTGGAACTAAAGTTCAGAAAGCAGTTGCTGCTGCTCAAGTTGTTAAAGAAGTTAAGAAAACATCAGTAAAGATTAAGACTGGTGGTGTTAGTAAGAAGAAGTAATAAACACACTATATATGAACTTAGAAAAACTAAAAGGACACATCCCGGATACTGTTATTGCACAGATCCCTGGTGTAATGGAAAACTTTGGTGTTAATACACCATTAAGATTGGCTCATTTTTTAGCTCAGTGTGGTCATGAATCAGGTGGATTTAGATTAACTCAAGAGAATCTTAACTATTCAGCTAAGGGTCTTATGGGTACATTCAAGAAATACTTTCCTACAGAAGCATTAGCTAATGCATATGCTCGTCAACCACAAAAGATTGCTAACAAAGTTTATGGTGGTCGTATGGGTAACGGTTTAGAAGCTTCAGGTGAAGGATATAAATTCCGTGGACGTGGTTATATCCAGTTAACTGGTAAACAAAACTATACAGCGTTTGATCTAGCTGTAGAAGATGATATTCTTGCTAATCCAGATTTAGTATCTTCTAAGCATGCATTATCTTCTGCTGCTTGGTTCTGGAAAAAGAATGGATTAAGTCTAATTGCTGATACAGGATCTAGTGCAGAAGTAGTAACTAAAATTACTAAACGTGTTAATGGCGGTACTATTGGTTTACCAGATCGTATTAAACATTTTAAAGAATTTTATGAATTAATCACATAAAAGCAAATATGAAAAATTTAATACAGTATCTAGGACAACCCGTAAAAACACTTTTTAATTCAAAAGAGTTTAGACTTTCAGTAAATACTATTATAGATGGTAATGTTGATTTAAATGAGAGTACAAAATCAACTATATATGTTGATGGTACAAGAACAAGTGAAGGATATAACCGAACAGGTAATATTTTAACTCCTTTTAATACTATAACAGATGCATATAATGCAGCAGTAGCTTTAGGTTATAATGATAGCAATCCTGCATTTATAGTATTGTTAAGTAACATTACTGAAAATGTAACTTTTACACAAGGTGGTATTTGGTTAACTAGTATTGGATCAGGAACACATGGTTCTTATAATATTACTGGTACTATTACATTTAATGGTAGTGCTAGTTCTACAGTTGAAAACCATTTTATGATGGCTAATGTAAGAATCATTGCACCATCTAATGGTAAGGGTATCTATTCTACAGGAACTAATCCTCAGAAAGTATTCTTAAAAGACATTTGGGTAGATGCATCTGGAACTACAGGTTCTGGTATTTATATAGACAACTCAGGATCAGGAAGCACATTACACTTAAACGATGCTCACTTAACTCATAGTGGTACAGGAGATGTATATTGTGTAGATGCTAGAACTGGTGGATGTTACATGACAGATATTGAAACTAGTGGGTCTAACGTACAAGTTGTTAGAGTGGGGGCAACAGCTGTTGTAACTCTAGATAGCTCTGAAATAGATGGTACTGGAGATGCAGCAATTGAAGTGTATGGAGGAACTATTATTGTTACAAGATCTATT